ATGAAACAACATGTAAGAGTGGTCTTTGACCGCAAGAAGGCCTCGGCCAAGACAGGAACTGGTAAGATTGAACTGTGTGTTTACCTGAAAGAAGGTGAACGCAAGTGGATCACTGTTGGTACAGCATCGCCAGAGAATTGGATGTCTGTATCAAACTCTCGCAGCATCACCTCAAAGGTGGAGCACTACGAACAGGTTATTAAAGCCATGGAACTATTGAAGGAGGATATGACAATATCCAACTTCAACCGCTATGTAGAGTTTGAGCAACTGGGACTTAATCAAGATAAAGTGCTCTTCAATGGCAATGATTTGCGACAGAGCTTCGTGGAGTTTTGTCGTAAACATATGGATCAAGAGAATCTGGCTCAGAACTCCATTAAGGACATCAAGGTCGTATTAAAGAGTGTTGAAGAGTCTGGATTACTCAATACATTAGCTGATCTAACACCTGCCAATGTCCGAGCTTATGATGCTTGGCTTAGAAAGCCAAACACCAGAACTGATTATACTATTAATGGCTATCATAAGAAGGTACGCAAGTACACAAAGATTCTTTGGCAGCAGGAGATTATTTCAATTGACCCTTATGACCATGTAAAATTTCCAAAGGGCACAAATAAGGAGCGTCATCCACTTACTGAGAATGAAATCATCAAGATTCGTGATGCAGAGTTCTATGGCCGTAAAGACCGCGCAAGAGATTTGTTCGTCTTCATGGCATATACTGGACTTGCTTATTGCGACATGTGCTTGTTTAACTTCAAAACGATGACAGAAATGCATGATGATTATTATTATATCGATGGTGCTCGTCTGAAGACAGGTTCGAACTTCTTCACTCCTATCCTACCACCTGCTTTGGCCGTGCTTGAAAAATACGACTTCAAGTTGCCAATTATCAGCAATCAGAAGTTGAATGATTATTTGCATCTCATCCAAGATACATTGGATATTAGAAACGAAGTAACCTGTCATATCGGTCGCCACTCGTTTGCTACGCTTATGCTTACTTATGGCATCCCCATTGAGAAAGTAAAGAGAATGCTCGGACACAAGAACATTGCAACGACTCAGATTTATGCTAAGATTCTGAAGAAGAATGTAGAGGATAGTGTCAACGAGATTCTCCCTACACTCAGATAATTCGATAGAATGTACCTTTGAGTAACTGCGACTTTCCTGTTGATTCATGGAAAGTCGCTGTTATTTTCTCACAGATATAGCGGCTGCCTTCAATGTAGAAGACGGCACGCGGATTGGGAATATCGTCAGAAAGGAAAGAAAAGCTGTACTTCTTCCTGTTGTCGATAGTGTAGGTATATTGATATGGGATATTCTGCGAGTCGAGACCTTTCTTGGGCTCCAGTCGCAGTGAGTACGGGGGCTTTACTGCGGTAAAGTCATCGTCTATCTCTACCTTATCTACTATGGGACGCGGCAACTTTCCTGAGTTGCGGATATTACCGTCCCAGAAGGCTACATAAAGTTTGTCGAAATAAGCCTCTGCCTTTTCCTGATCCCCTTTTTCTATGGTCTTTCCGGCCATACTCTGCGCTAAAGCACCGTCGCCATATTCTGTTTCTGTATCTCCTTGCTGGTCGTCATCACGACTACCTGAGAATCCTCGTGTTCGCTGCCCTCCCATCCGGCTGCCATCGCCGGTATCGACGGAACCACCTCTAGAGGTGTCCTCGTTCCATGTCGTAGCGTTTCCCAGGTCGCCACACTCCAGGAATAAGCACGGGCCTAAAGTGTCCTCTGTCTCATCAATCCAGGCAGGAACGATTTGCATCTCCACGTCCTCTGCATCCTTACTGACGAATAACTTACCAAACTGGTTAACAGGCATCAAACGGTTGTAGTACTTATACCAATGATAATCCTGGCCACCGATATGTGTTGTTTCGTATAGCTCTGACTTGTAGCAGTACATAATAAAATAGGTATCTACGTCCTTGGCATAGAAGAGCTTGTTACCATCCGAACCAGCCGGGTAGCCTCGTGAATAACGCTTATGGGAACCTCCATCTGTGATGTAAATACCGCTTTCCTTAAGTGTTTTGGCATAGTTGAGTAATGCTGTAAGCGTGCTGTATTTCAATGCGTTGTCCTTGTTCTTGGCGACGTACCATTGGCAGCTGCGATACGGCCAAAGGCGGTTATCGTTATCTGCATAAGCGATGTTTTTCGAGGCAATATAGTCCGATTTGTCCTCCTGAGCCACGTCCACAGAGTACTTGCTGACGATACGTTCAATTTTCATCGATTTGATGTTATGAGCTATCTTGTGTGAGAAGTCAAACCTGATAGTGCGATTCTTGTGGTTGATGATGAACTCACCACCCATCAACAGCTCCAATTGCTCGAAGAATTCAGTGAGCGACCAATGCGGCATGGCATCAGCGAAGTTAGCTAGCGACCATGCTGCAGGGAGTGTGTTGCAGATAATAAGGTACTTCCAATAACTGTTGTTGATGACGTTGAAACTACCAGAATACTTTATGGCGCTGCATATCTTCTTCAGGATGTAAAGCAGATACGGCTGGAATGAGAGATTAGTGAGCTTGCTATCCCATTGAAAACTTCCTTCCGAGGATTTTGTCACGGCGTTTTGAAGATTGCCTGATGTGTTGTTCACCCATGGCAGAGCAACATAATCAACCAATGGATAGCTTGCTTCCCATGCAGTAGAAATGTCATAATTCTCGGCACTCCGGTCAGATGGGGTGCCGAGATCGAGTTGATTCAAGTAGATATTGTCGAAAGTATCGTTGAAGTTCTGTTCGCTGCGGCCCTCCAGGAACTGTGTCTTCACTTCCACCTCCGATATCTGTGTGATGGTGATGCAACCAGCTTTATAAAACTGTTTGTCACGGATTTCACAGTCAAATACGACCTTGTTCTTCAAAACGTCCTGACGATAAAGGTGCCCGAAGATATCAATGTTCTGCGGGCATCCTTTCAGCGGGAAAGTGATGGTAAGTGTGTAGCTGTCAGAGCCCGTAAACAAGGGGTTCTCTGCGATATATTCAAACGATGTATTCTTTTTGAGATAGGCAATCTTGCCGTTGATAATGATTTCCATATTGAAATGCTTATGTTTTATTTCCTGCGACTTTTGGGTGATTTGTTACGGATGAGCTGGGCGTATTCGTCCTGGGCCTGTTTGATGCCGGTGTCGCCAGTGACGGTGTTGACTGTCACAAAAGGTTCGCTGAGACGATCCTTTAGCTGGCGCATGATATCGGCATACTCTTTCATCAGCTTATCAGACTGTTCTGACTGCTGCTGGGCGGGCTGCAGGATAACTGTCGGCGATGATGGTGCGGACTGTGCGTACACGCTCGGAGCCACGATACTTCGTGAAACGTCATCCGAGCGTAATGAACCGATGGTGTTCGTTCGCTGGGCATAGTCCAAAGCCTCAATCATCGGGCGGGCAACGGGCGACTGCAGTAACTCCTGACTGGCCACCCACTCCCCTTTATGTACGATGCCAGCCACCTCATATTTACCACCTTCACCGGTAAAACCACCTTTGGCATACCCCTGTGCGGCGGATGCTTCCTGCTGCTTCTTGATAGCAGCTACCTGAAGCATACCAGCAGCTACAGCCGAAGCTGCTGCGATTGGGGCCAGGATGTAACCAATCAGTGGCACTGCTGCGGCAGAACTATAGGCGTTGATCGCAGAAGTAGCCGTCTGTGCGATGGCCTGCATCACCTGCATCTTGAACATCTTTTTGTTAGCTTCAGACTTGACCTTGGCCACCTCCTGTTCCTTCTGCTTCTCCAGTTTCTTCACGATATAATTGTTACCCTCGGCGTTGGAGATTTCCGTCTGGTATCGCTTTTCGATAGCTGCGATTTGGATATCCGCTTCGGCCTGAATGAGCGACGACATCTGTTGGAAAATGCTGCTCATGCCGGAGCTGATGACATCCAGGGAACCAGTGACCGCCTTCCCCATATCTGACTGCAGCCACTCCTGAGTGGCGCTGGTCCATTCTTCGAGGAATGACTTGTTATCGTCGAGTTCGTCGATGCCGTACTTCTTACGCAGGGCCTTTTTCGCTTTTTGGTAGTCCTCTTCGATACGCAGTTTCTCTTGGGCGTTGTTGTCGGCTGCTTGTATCTCCAGGTCATAGACTACTTTGAGTGCTTCCAGGTCGGTCATATACTTACTTGTCCGCTCAGAGCGGTTGTCCCCGAAATATTCCTCCTTGATTTTCTTCAGTTGGTCCAGATGCTTCTTCTCGGCGGCTTCCGTCTCCTGTTGGCGTCGCTTCTGGTCGGCAATGAGTTTGTCCTGATATCGGGGCTGCGCCTGCGTGTATTCAGTCGTGCCCTCTTCATAGATCGACGTCATGCGCTTCAGGTGATTCAATTCCAAGAGCTCCGTTGACTGCTGGTAAATCTCCTGGTCTATTTGACCATCGATATAGCGTTGCTTCTGGATGGACATTGCTTCGTTGTAAAGCTGTGTCTCCTGTTCCACAGTGATTTTCGTATGCTGCTCCGATTGCTTCTTTTCAGCCTCTGCATATGCTGCCTGTGCCTCCAGCTTTTCTATTTCCGTGAGGTCGCTGTGTTGTAGGATCTTTGTCTGGTATTCGATTTCGATTTCCAGAATGCGCTTCTGGTACTGTTCGTAGTTCTGCTGACCGGTGGCATAACTGATTCGATTGAGGGCTTCTTCCTTGGCTTTCCAGTCCTTTTCCTCCTTGAAGCGCTCCTGTTTTTTACTGTCGTCAGTAGGAGGTGGTGTTGGGGTCTTCTTTGGGTCTTTGGCCTTTGCTAACTTCTCCGCTTCGTCTGCCAGGCGCTGATTGTCCGCTGTGAGGGATTCGATGATTTTGTTGTACTGCGTCACCGTCTTGTCCAGACGGGACTGTTGCAGCTTCCATGCCCTGTAGGCAGTTGGACTTACATTGGCGCTGCGGATGGCCTCCGATTCCGACTGGCCCTGGTTTTCGTTGAAATAGGCGTCCTGGATGTTATGTGGTGCATCGTTGAAATGCACGTCGCGCTGATGCTCAGCGTCGGGCAGTTTATCTAAAGCGGCTTTGATTTTCGCTGAATTCTTCAGTTGTTCAGTGTAGTTTTTCAGGATTTTGATATTATGCCCATATAGCTGGCCTTCCTCGCTGATGCTCGCGTGGTAGTCAGGTATGATCTGTTGCAGCTCCTCGATGGCCTTTCGGCGCTTGTTGACAGATAGAGACTCGTTTTCTATCGTACGCTTTAGCTGCTCAATGCGGTTGATTTCCTCGCGTGTGTTGCGGTCGGCTTCCTCATTGATATCCTTCAGGCGCTTCTGAGCTGCAGCGGCGGTGCTGCTTGATTTGGCAAACTTCACGTACAGCCCAATCAGGAATGTCATAGCTGTGATGGCCACACCCATGGGGTTCATCTTCAGTACCTTGTTAAAGAAAGTTTGTGCTGCTGCAGCGGCTGTGATTTCCCCTCTTAGTACCTTGTGTTTGAGGATAGAGGCTGCCAATGCCGTGTTTTCGATGGCTATCGCTGCAGCCTTCAGCTTGGCGACGGCAATGTATCTGAGCGACCAAAGATGTTGCAGTTTGACGGCGGTATAATAGCCGACAACTGCTGCAGTCAAGGTGATGAGTGTACCTTTGTATTTCAGGATAAAGTCCACCAGCGTTGAGAGGACTTTCAGTATGAGTGTTGTGCTGCTCAGAACGTGACGCATGACGGGCTGTAGCTTTTCACCCAGCTCGATGGCCATTTCCTTGACACGCTTGCGAGCCTTGTCCAGCCCGGCCTGTACCGTAGTGTTCTGCACGTTGTATTCCTTGGTGACCGATGTTGCTTCCTTGAAAGCCTTCGCTGCTTCCGACTGTTCCCAACGAATCATATCCAAATTACCGGCCAACGCAGATATGACTTGAGCAACACGGGCACCGTTTTCACCCATGTCCTTGAAGATGGGTGCCAGAACGTCGATGTTACCTAACTTATCGAGCGTATCGAGGAGCATCAGCAAGCCCTCGTTTGTTCCCTTGGCCAGCGTCTGCTTGAACTTCTCAGCATTCATGCCCGTAGCCTTAATAATCTTATCCTGCTGCTTGAACATGTCCATGATCAGCTTCGATACAGCTGTGGCCGACATCTCAACGGCCTGGCCCTGAGAGTCGAGCACGGCGGCCAGACCCATAATCTGTGGAATGGTCATTTCTGCCTGGGCACCTACGCCTGCCATACGCTTGGCGAAGTTGGCCAGGTATGGTGCTGATGCTGTGCAGTTCTGTGAGAGCTCGTTGATGACAGAACCAACAGAAAGCAGCGCTTTTTCTGTGCCTAATCGCTCTTCATCGCCGAAGATGTTGGTCAGTTTGGAGAGTGTGAGCGTGGCCCCGTCGCCGAGTTCGTCGAGTGCGACGTTGATCTGGTCAGCCGCTTTCACGAATCCCATGATATCTTCTTTCGACTGCTTGCCCAGTTTACCTGCTTCCTCTGCAAGGATGTTCAGCTGTTCACGGCTGGAGCGTGTGTCCATCTTCTTGAATTCCTCGTTCAGGTCCTCGACCTGTTCCTTGGCCATGCCCGTGAACTTGCGGACATTAGCCATTTCTGCATCGATGTCCGCATAAGCTTTGACGGCGGAACGGCCAGCCATAATGATACCTGTTGCAGCAGCTATCATGCCCATGAGTGTAGTCTGCCAGTCGTTCATCTTGCGGTTGAAGCGGTCCCAGAATCCCTCGCCAACGGTCAGCTCGGTGTTGACCTTGGCGAGTTCCGCTTTTACCCGTTTGATGGCTTCCGCCTGCCGGTGCCACTGCTCTGTACCTCGTTCGATACCGTTGAGCTGCTTCTTGAGAGTGGCTAGTGTCTTGTTAAGTTCCTTGGGTGTAGCTTTGTCGAGGTTCTTCAGGACCTTTTCCACGCCGACTGATGCACTCTCTATTTGAGCTATCTGGCGGTTGGTCTGCTTCAGTTCCTTCTGAAGTCGTTTGAGTTCTACCTTGTTACCCGCTTTTGCTGCGTTCTCGATAGCATGTTCCAGGTCTTGTGATTTCTTTGTGAGGTTGTCCAGCATATCCTGCGCCTGTTTGCCGTTGACAGTCAGGGTGACAGTTGCGTTTGTGTTGATTGATGACATGATTTACAAGTTTAAATATGGATTTACAAGTGCAAATATAGTTTCGTGCGTGTGTATGTGAAAAGACGTGTCTGATGCCCATGCCTGAGACTTGACTGGGTGAAGGTATGGGGAGCACATCAGGCACTTTTCATTGATTATCCCACATTTATTTGTTAAAACCGAAAATAGTTAAGTTAATAACCCTTTCGGTTGCTGATAATCAATGACTTACGGGATTGTTAAGGGCTGTGCCCTTAACCCGTCGGGATAGACACCCCCCACGCGCCCTGCCCTCGCCTCCCGCTCCCAACGCTCAGAAGAAGCGGAATATGTAAACAGATGTTAAGAAAATGGGGTTTGAAGTCGGATATTGTTAAGAAAGCCCCCGAAGTTGCGCATAGGCTCAAAAGCCCTTGAAATTCAGCTAAAATGACGAATGTGCGGTACTGAGCCACAGGTGCGACACGAAATCCCTTTGACCTGGCAAAGGGTTGCGTGGCGTACTTGTGGAATGGGCGAATCAGACACGCTTCGGCTTGACCTCAATCTTTGATTGAAATCATAGCCGATGTGTGTCCGCCCTGGCGCACGGATGTGCGGTACTTGGCAGGGGTGAACAGACATAAAGAAAATCAGAGGCAGAGTGTTGGCTCACCAGAGCCTTAACGTGCCCCTGACTTTTCTGTTGGCTGTTCTCTCCTGCTTGCCTCCAGAGCCGAATGTGGCAGGGCTTTATGCGCTGCCTCTTTCGGCTGGTGGCTTTAGCCATAGGAAATGATGTTTCAGCATACGAGAAAAGAGCCGCAGGCTTTATAGGCAAGGGACTTGATGGACTTTGTACATCGCTCGTGTGGCTGGGCGGAGCTTTGCCACTCGTGGAAGGCTGACAAAATGTGCGTGGGTGCTGCGCGGCGAGCAGCATAGCCGCTCCTTCAGGACAAAGGAGTGTGTATTGGCTGGTACAGGAACTTGCTTGCTGGACTTGACGATACTTACTTCTTTGAGGCCATGCCGCTCACCGCATCAGCAGCGCTTATGCTCTTTGCTGGCAACCTGGAGCGAGTGGCATGCCCGAACATACATACAAGCCAAGCATCGGATGATGATTGAAGGACCGCAGGGGACTGTGGGTGGGACGAGCGTACGAAAGTGCGAAAAAAAAGGCAGGGGCGAATTGTATTCACTCCTGCTTATTGATCATAGCCGATTTCGAAGGGATTTCTATTTGAGGAAATCCTTTCGCATCGGTGTGAAGGTGTCGATAAGAATGCCTGCTTCCAAACAGACACAGCCATGTGGCAGGTTGGGAGCTACATAATAACCATCGCCAGCTTTGAGAGTCTTCTTTTCGTCGCCGATAGTAACTTCGAAACATCCACTGGCCACGTATGTACTTTGGGTATGTGGATGTTGATGGATGGGGCCGACGGCTCCCTGCTCGCATTTCACTTTCACCATCATCAGGTTGTCGTCATATGCCATTATCTGACGGACAACACCATCACCGGCATCTTCCCATTGGATGTCGGAGGCAATTTGGAAGGTTTCACTTTTCATATTCATCTTTAGAATTTTACTGTGAATTCATCCTGGATATCGCTGTTCTCTACTTCGTAAGTCAGCACATGACTACGGGATTTTTTATTTTCAATTTCGGGTGATTCTACTGATACCCTTGCATATTCTTGATTCATATATTTCACTGTATATAATATATATCATTCTTGTCGGAGGCAAAGGTACAAAAAATATTGGGAATGGCCTCACGGCTGTCCCAATATTTTGCTAAAGTTTCAAAAACAGATTAATGAAAACGCTTTTTCATGACATAAGAGATTATAATTATTAATGCAAGTATGGAAGAAAGAACCAAAAGATTCGTAGGAGCGGAGCTCGGATGAGAGCTTTGCTTGGTGGCCGATTTGAGCTTCTGGGACTGGGTGGCTATGGCCACGCTGTCCTTCAAATCGGAGGCGGTGACGGACTTCTCCTTGGTGCTTGCACCGAGGTGTAGGCCGTAGATGTGGAGGGACTTTAGAAATGGCGAAGCGAGGACGGGACGCGAAGCGTCTCGTGGGCGCTGATGGCTATTGGGGACTTGTGGAGAGAGTGAGTCGGAGGGAGTTTCCAACCAGCCTTCTATCCCTGATGGAAACGCTGTTGGAAACTCCTGAGACTCATTAAAGAATATCATTGAGATGCTGTCTGCAGACAGATAGAACTGTCTGGAGAGAGAATCGAGGGTGCGGTAAAAAGTGAGACGGGATGCCGTCACGGCTGCCGTCTCACTTGCACTTACCGCCTTTTCGGACGTGCGCACTGTCTTACAAGCGGCAAGTGACAGACAAAATGAAAACAAAATAACAGAGTAAAGTGAGCGAGAAAAGTATTTCATATTTTGTGTTGTCTATTTAAAGATGTAGTCATACTCGTGAACATTGAACGAAGGACAGGCCTTGGCTGCGAATTCGCGGTGGCCATGAAGAGTAGCCTTGGGATAGCGTTTGTGAAGTTCCGATAGGATCTTCACGAATGCTTCCTTCTGAGCTGGTGTTCGGGTATCCTTTTCGGTGAGCTTAGCATCTTTAGCGCAACCGCCGACATAGCAGACTGCGATGGAGTGCTTATTATAACCTGAGCAGTGTATGCCAGGGATGGACTCATCCAGGCATTGATGGATGGTGCCGTCGAGGTATATCAGATAGTGATATCCGATGTGGGACCAGTGATTGTCCTTGACGTGCATACGTCTGATATCTTCGACAGTCTGGACTCGGCCTTCGGGCGTAGCTGTGCAGTGGCAGATAATCCTATTTATCTCTCTCATTGGATACCTCCCTCCTCTATTGTATCGAACTTTGATTTCAGTTCGGCAAACTTGGTGTGAATGTAAATACTCACGCCAAAGATGGAGCCTGCGTATATCAGGCACTGAGCGAAGAACAGAAGTACGGAATCTGAGATGACACCGGTAGGTGCTACGATGAAGCCCGCTGTGGCGAGTGCGACGCCTGCTATAAGCATGGCGATTGCAGAATAGATTTGGATGTCAGTCCTAGTTTCTTTTTTCATGATGTGTTGTTTTTAATGTTGTTGCAAAGATATATTTTTATTTAATTATAGAAAAAGACATGTTTAATTAAGAATAATGAAGACTCATGTTGATTGATTTTATTAATTATAATCAAATTCTTGATAATTATTGCAATTAAGTTTGGAATATACCGATATAATGTTTATCTTTGTTGCAGGTTCTTTACTTTTATGTCAAAATGATATATATATGAAGATTTATAAGGATAATGAATTAATTCCTATTGAAGTTAATCAGAAATGGGGATTTAGTAACAAGAAAGGGAGTATAATTATTCCTTGTAAATGGAAATTGGTAGGCTTTTTTCATGAAGGCAGGGCATGGGTTAAAAGTTTTAGTAATAGATTCGGATATATTGATAATAATGGGAAACTAATTGCATCCTGTATATTTGTTGATGCTTCGGATTTTGAAAATGGAGTTGCATCGGTAGGACTATGTGAGTTAAACCCAATAAGAGATGACTTAACTATTGATGATATTATAAAACTTAAAAAAGTAAGTTGGATAGATATTGACATAAATGGAATGCCATTAGACAGTAATGAAGATATTCTGAATTATTTATGTAGACTAGAGAATTATTTTGAATAATTGATTATTACGTAATTTAATTCAGTGATTGTAGCGACGGTAGGTGTCATCTAGGGCTTTGGCTACCACACCGACGAATGACTGGCCGATGTTATCAGCAAGGAAATCACGGAGGTTGAGGACTGAGGAATAATACTTTTTACTAAACCACTTTTTGGCGACACGGCGCTTTTCACGTCCGATGTCGCCATTATTGCCTCTGGGGATTTCTTTTCCTGTGCCGAAGTCTTGCCAGAGACCGTATTCGAGGAAGGCCTGTGACAATCCTATCTCGATAAAACGGCCGTCAGCTCTAACTGGCAAAGCGCTGACGGAGTGCAGCAGCCGGCCTGTGTCGATAACATCCAGTAGCGTAATCTGCTCTTGCCAGATTTTAAGCATAGTGTCGTTGAAGGCGAGGACGAATTTCTCACGCTCGCCTTGTGGATTGGGATGTTGATTCAAGTCCATTCCTCTTGATTGAATTGAAGGTCTGTATAGGTGTCAACGGCGATTTGGAAGTAGGCACAAGCACAGCCGGAGAAGAAATAACGGTCAATTTCCTGGAATGAGATGCGTGGGTCGATATAGATAGAGTGCTGCTGCAGACGAGTGTGCTCCTGGATCAGGACAGACATGAACTGCCGGAACAACTCGCGCATCATATCCATACAGGATTGGCGGGCCACCATGTTGTCGATGGTGTGACGCATGGAGAGAAACACCGTCTTCACTCGGCGAGTGTGCGGTGTGTTATTGATGTCCGTAAATCCCTGTGAGATGTCGGACACGCAGACGAAAGCCGCTTTTGTCTGCATTTTGGCTAGTGCTTCTTCGAAGCCGTCAAGCCCTGAGACTCGGCAGAAGGTGAAGTGCTTGGACTGAGCGAACTTGTTGCGCTTGGTCAGGTCTTCAAAGAACGATGTGGCATCCCAGTTGAAGGTGTCGTTGTTCTTTGTTTGTGTTGGCTGTTCAGGCGTATGTGGAAGAAATGGTAACATGAGTAATAATGTAAGGAATGTATGTAAATGTTTGGTAAATAGGCTATTGTAAGATTATGATGGAGCCCACTTGCTAAGGCTTCTTATAAGCCTTTCGAAGCTCTTCTGCTTCTTTTGCCTTAGCATCAAGCTCGGTGAGAGCGCGCCAGGTATCCATCTTCAGGATGCGCTCTTCTTTGGTGATATCGCCACCTGTGAGGGCGCGGATCATGGCATTCGTGCTGTCACGCAGCTGACTGTAGATATCCGGCTGGCTGGAGCCCAGCAGGTTGGCCTCGCCCTTAGCGGGGGCTGGCTTATAGAAGTTCGTGAAGAGCGATGCGAAGTACTGTTTGAGTGAGGCCATCCAGTAGAAGATACCTACTAGATGGGCTTTGGTGGGCTTCACATGGTCGCTTCCGTATAGGATTTGTGCCATCTGAAGTAATAGTTCATCTTGCTGTGTGTTGAGATAACCCTGGAACAGGTTGTCAACATACAGATACTGCTCAAAAGGAACTTTCTCGAAGTCCGCTGGCAAAGCACGGTGTTTGCCGATTCGTGCGATACGAATGGGCATAGGGGCGAAAGAATCAAGGAAATCAAGAACTGAGGTGGCTTGCTGAATCTGCCTGGCTTTGAGCACAACCTGCTCTTTTCCTCGCTTTATGAGGAAACGATGGCGCGGCAGAGTGGCAAGCACCTTTAAGTGATTCCACCTCATGAGGCAGAGGGACTTGACCTCTGCTGCAGACAAGTCGCGTGCGAATAGTCCATAGACCATGAGCAGCTGCTCGTCTGTGAGCTCGGACCAACTTGTGGGGAGTATGATGTTGAATGTTTGCATGGCGCAAAAGTAAGAAGGCTTTTGCAGATGAAAAAAGACAATTTGATGAAGATAGGGTTGATACTAATCTAAGTACCAACCCTACTAAAAAATAATAGCAGCCTGATATTATTTATTTATGTCAGATTCCCATTTTTGATGTAGTCTGTTCCATTTTTCGCTATGGGCACCGAGAGCACCTATTTGGCGCGGGTGTGCCAATGGGAGAACATTCACGGTGTGACCATCAACGGTAGCAGCCGTGATAGTGCCGTATCCATAAAGCTCAACATACTCCTGCAGGGATTTATAAGGAACTTCTGCAACCTTGTTTAAGAACTGTGCTATAGGGATATCGCCGAGGAGAACCAAAAGACTTGCTTTTGACTCCTTCAGCTCTGAAACGATTTCTTGGCTTCTCTTTTCGTCGCAGAATATTGTTGGTCGTTTTGGGATGGACACTTCATTGAGGCCATACTTCTCTATTAACGGATTATATTCTTTCTCGATAACTTTCGCCTGGCCGTCGTTAATGCGTGTTTCAGGAAGAAGGTCGCACAACCATGCGTTTTTCCTTGAGTAGCCAAGAATCCCAAGGATATGTTCATCGAGGACTTTGGCAGAAGGGCCGTTGAGATGTTCTCCGGCTGGTTCTAGCGTTCCTACTTCTGTTGGAATCTGTATCTTAGATATTATTTCTTTTGCTTCATCGATGTTGCCGTCCCAGAAGATACGTGGCTCACTTGCAACAGCCAAAGCTGGACATATAGTTTTGCCGTCTTTCTTCCAACGCGCATGAACTGCACTTGCATAGACACCTAGGACGAAAACTTTTTTAGGAGTACGGTCTTGCTGTACTAATGATTGGACCTGTTGGCCGAATGGGTATTGGTATGACATAATCAGATATTGAATTTTTGGGCAAAGATACTCTAATTTGCTGGATTGGCCAAATAATTAAGATGAAAAATTACAATTCGTCGAATCTTAGGAGATCATCTGTTTTTACGTCAAGAAGAACAGATATCTTCATGAGGGTTTCAAGTGATGGCTGGGAATCATTAGTGCACCATTTGCTGACGGTAGATGGTGCTATGTTCAGCTGTTCGGACAGCCATTTGTTGGTTCGCTGTTTTTCAACTAGAACCACTTTAATTCGGTTTATATTCTTCTTCATAATTACTCTATTTGGAATTTTGAGTGCAAAGATACGAAATAATTGGGAATTTCATCTCAATTATTTGGTGGTAAGAAATAAAATGCATACCTTTGCAATAATTAATCCAAAACAAATTTAAGCCCTACGCATCACGGTGAAGCGAGAATGTATGAAAAAAATTATATTAGCTTTAGCTTTAGGCATCTGCTCAACTATGTATGTGAATGCTCAGGTTACTGCTGAAGAGCCTGAGTTCTCTGAAGAGACTTTGTTATTAACATCAGATTCAACTGGTGTAATTCTTAAGCGAGAGAATGGATATGTAAAAGCAAAAGCAGGTGCAAGCTTGTATCTGACAGGAATTGGCAAAATAAAATCACGTTTGACAATTGATGGAGCAAAATCAATAAATGCCACTAAGGCTCAAAAAACGGCACGTCTCATTCTGAAAGCAAAGGATAATGATACTGACCCTAACTCATTCATCAACATCTTCAAATTTCAGATTTATAATAATAAAGAGCGTCGCTATCAGCTATCTGAAGTAGGAACTCTTTCAGCAGCTAAAACTACTAATTTAGCTAGTGTAGAATACAAAGCGAAAAAATATGGTGAATCTTCTTATCTGATAAAGCTTGAGGATTTGGAGCCAGGTGAATATGGAATTATCATAGGTGATCCCAACAACGCAAATACAAAGAATGGCATGAAAGTAACAACGTTTACAGTTGAATAATTCTAAATTTAAGAGTATAATATAGAAAATCCTCTTGGTATTCAAAACCAAGAGGATTTATGTTTAGAACCAGTAGCCACCGGACATTTTCTTATTTTCGAAAACTGTTGGGGTATAGAGGGCAGCGACTGCGGAGGTGTGCCAAGCGGGGAATATGTCTTCGTGTTCGCGTATGATGGTGATTAGATCGTAATAACATTGTGGGTGAACTTGGATGTTGTTTAGAAGCTCCAACTCGTAGGACTGCAGGGATTTAATCACCTGCTCTTCGAGGGGGGAAGCGCTGCGGTGCTGGGTGAATACGTGGGAGCGGAAGACTTGCATCTGCTCGTGAGAGAAGTATGTGTCGGCAAGAACGTTCTCTATCTTTATGATACGTTCGTGCAGCTGCTGGTACGAGTCCCAGATATGTTCGCGGATAGCGAGGCGGCGGCAGAGGCTCAGGAACGGGAACATTGTGGCGGAAAAGTATTTACCTGGTTCGCTTTGCTGCCAGTCTGTTCTACTGGAGAGACGGATGATGAGGGCTTCGATAGCGGCGTCGCGCTGAGACTCGAGAGAGGCGATCAGAGCGGCGACGCGCTCACGAGAAGCGGGAACAACAGTCTGATTTGAGACGATGCCGAAACCATTAGGGGTCAAGACTAAATCAAGCGAAGGGATGGCTGTCATATAGGCATGACAGGCTACAAGCTTTTCCAAGGGGAAACGGAAACGTTCGCCTGGTCCGGAACTGTCAGCTTCAGCTATTTCGGCAAAGATGGCTTCAGGAACGAAAGTGTCCATTACCCACTGCTCGGCTGACTCGAGATATGGGTAAAGCTTCTCAATCAATGTAGGCTCACCCTCAACGGTGGCCAGTACGTTAGGTATGAGCAAGCGCAGCTGCTCGTCGGTGGTAATCAGTTTCATTATTCTTTTTCAGTCTTATTCGGTGTAACAAGCTTAGCATCTCTATTTTCATCAAGCGTTGAAAGCATGATGAATGGACAATCGGGATGAACGCCTTCCCAACCGTTGAACCTTATTATGATATGGTGAACGGTGAAAAGAAGGTCGTGATATGGCTTCTGCAGAGCCTGAGCGATGGTATAGAGTTCACGCTTGTCAGAACCTGAGTTGTTTGTCTGACTCTTTCCTGGTACTGAGCCGACGAGGTTAGAATGAACGCGCATCGTAAAACACATCATGTTGACGGCTTCGATAATATCTGTCGACCAGTCGCCACCTTCCTTTTCCGTTTCTACCTTATTGATAACCACGTCATGCTGTTCGTGGCCATCGGGGGAGATGTAGAACGTAGAGAAAAGAACCTTACCTGAGTTCTCCATACCCGTCAGGAAGTTGATGATTTTTTCCTTCTCCTCCACTACCCTATCCATCTGCTTCTTACGGTCGGTAATTCCTTCGGCTTTGAAGATTCCGTCCCAGAAGCGGTTGGCGATCTCGATGTGATACTTGATAGGTGCGGAATTCTTCAGTTTCGCTTCCTTTGCCATACCGATGAGTCGCTTGATATTATACCAGTTGCCCTTAAACAGAGAACCATAATATGGAATGGGATAATAGGTGCTGTCAGGTGTAGGTACACGGCTGACGATGGCGAACTTTCGCGTGTTGGATTTGGGCTTCTTACCATTGGCTGGCTGCATACGCTCCTGCAGGTCAGCCCAAGGAGAATTGAAATCCAGAAGCTCTATCTTCTCGACTTCGTCCTTACTGGAGATAGACTTTCGCCAGTTCGCATACAGGATATACGGAATGCTGCCAGACTTGTCTGCAGGGGCAAAACGGCAGTAGCAGGCCTCTTTGCGGAGAATACGTACAACTTTTGAACCATCAGAACTCAGGATGATGATAGACACACAGAAACCGAAATGCTTGAAATCCTGGCAGACACCGAGGAAATACGAGGCCAGAGAGTTATCCATCAGGAACTCCTGGACTTGTGACTTGGTGGCAGCACTGGCTTCGGATGTGTCATAGACCAGGCCGGAACCATAGCAGACTTCAGCGTTGAAGATCTGACAGGTGGATAGTGTCTCGTCGGACTCAATAAGCTCGAGAATGCGGTAAGGCATCTCGTTGTCAGCGCCCCACGGCATATACTGGTAGCCTTCGGCCAGAGTGCGTGGGATGATGTCAGACTGCTCCTTGAATACTTCGGAGCTGTTGACTGTGAATGCGGCGCTGGCTTTGAGGTCCGGGATGGATTCAACAGAGTTGAAGGAAACGAAATTATTCATATCGATGATTTTTCTGGCAAAGATATGAATATGACTAGGGATTAAAAAAGACACAAAAAATGGCGAGCTTCACAGCCAGCCATAATCTATACAATTATATAATCTAACCCGAGACAGGAATAAAACCTGTACTCACTCATTCTTGCCCTTCACAGGGGTATGAATGAAAAAATCTAGGTATGGGCAAAATGCCCATGGCCAAAAACCAAACGCAAAGGTACAAAGAATAAATGAAATACAAACATTTTGGCTAATAATTCTTGGAATTAGTGAGAAAATTGTAATTTTGCAGCAAAATGAAGATAATGAAAGAACCAGATATACAAAAAGCAGATGTATCTACGGAGCTGGAGCTGCCGATGTACGATGCGATAGCAGCCGGATTCCCTATTACCAGTGACTATCCTGCAGACAGGCTGGATTTCAATCGCGACTTTATCAAGCACCCCGAAAGTACGTTTTATGTGCGTGTGAAAGGCGATTCTATGAAAGAGGCCGGCATCTTCGATGGCGACTTGTGCCTGGTAGACAAAGCAGAAGAGATGGTACACGGCAATATCGTGGCTGCGTATGTTAACGGTGGGTTTACGGTGAAGTACCTGGATACGTCGACTAAGGATCAGGGCTTTATCCGATTGGTGCCAGCCAATAAGGATTTCAAACCGTTTATCATTGATTCATCAGACGAGTTTTCTGTCTGGGGAAAAGTAATTTTTACCATTAGAGACTGGAGGAATAGCTATTGTTTGCCATTATAGATTGCGATAATTGCTTCGTGAGCTGCGAGCGTGTATTCAGGCCCGATCTCAACGGAAAGCCCGTCGTTGTACTATCGAACAACGATGGCTGTGTTGTTGCACGCTCAAACGAAGCAAAAGCAATGGGCATCAAAGCTGGAACTCCCTACTTTCAATTGAAAGAGCTATTTCCTGGACAGGAAATAGCGGTGTTCTCGTCGAACTACGAACTGTATATCGATATGACCGACAGAGTGATGTCGCTCATCCGAAAGGAGGTGCCTGAATTCTATCGTTACAGTATAGATGAAGGCTTCTGTATGCTGAAAGGTATGGAGCATCTCGACCTGAAAGCATGGGGCGAGGAGATGCATCAGCACATCAAACAATGCACGGGTATGCCGGTAAGCATCGGCATCGCCTCTTCTAAGACCTTGGCAAAGATGGCCAGTCATTATGCCAAGAAATATCCCGGATTTCATCATTGTTGCTATATTAACAATGTGACAAGACGCGATAAGGCCTTAGAACTGTATCCCATTAGCGAAGTGTGGGGCATTGGCCGACAGTATGCCAAGCGCCTTGAAGCTGTGGGCATCAAAACAGCCTATGATTTTGCAACGCTCAGCAGAAGCTGGGTTCGGTCGACCTTTAACGTTGTGGTAGAGCGCACCTGGCGCGAACTCAACGGCGAGGATTGCATTCTTCTGGAAGACATGACTAAGAAGAAAAGCATCTGTACCAGCAGAAGCTTCCCCGGAATGGTGCCTGACTTTGAGACGCTGCGCACCAGTATCAGCAACTTTGCTGCCCACTGTGCAGAAAAGCTTCGCAAGCAACAGTCAGCAGCGGCGATTGTGAGTGTGTTCATCGATACAAACCACTTCCGAGAGGACTTGCCACAGTACTGGAACTATGCTGAGGAACGCCTGCTGACTCCCAGCAATTCTACACAGGATATTGTGCAATGTGCTCTGCGCTGCACCCAGAGGATATACCGACAAGGGTATCAGTACAAGCGTGCTGGTGTAATCGTGATGGGCATCTGCCCTACTTCGGCTGTACAGACCAATTTCATCGACTACGATTCGGAGATGTATGAGAAGAAGCGAAGGCTTGATGAAGCCATTGATCGTATTAATCGAGTCAATGGTAGTGAGACTGTCGTGCTTGGCTCGCAACAATACACGGCTAAAGACGGCATTGGCAAAGCGAGTGTTTTCCGAGACAGCATCAAGCACGACTTCCGTAGTCCAAGCTACACTACAAAGTGGAGCGACATTCCTGAAGCAGAATAAAAAAGTGGCTGGCTTTCACAAGCTGGCCACTTTACTCATTAAAATTTACTTATAGCTTAGTCAATTTCTAAAAGAAAAAGACTGTGGATCATACATGCCTTCACAGGTGGTATGGTCCCAAATACAAAATATCTTTTGCTGATGCTTCTGGCTAGTTTGATTTGTACAAAAAGAACGTGGACTTGCGTATCCCACGTCTTCACACTCAGGCTCTGGATTGCCGTAAAGAAAAGAACATGAGACGACAAGCCCACGAATATATACGTGAACCGTCGTACCCCGTCTTGTTCTTTGTTTGAATTTTCCAGATTCGAGTGTGCAAGACAGAAGCGCGTCAGCTTCGTTAACCAATAAGATGCTGCAGAAGCACAGATGCATGAGCAGCAGGAACATCGACGACTTTTTTAGTCCGCTTGTTCCGGGTGCAAAGATACGAAATATTTCCGAATAAGCGATAATTCTTCGGAAAAAGTTCGGCATAAAGGCATGCTACAGGTAGACTTCCATGCCGTTGAGCATGAAGATACAACACTCGCGAGTCTGACGAATCTGATTGGAGCCAAGCAGCTTGAACTTACGTGTGCCTTTGTAGTGGTCGTACTTGATACAGATACAGCGGTGCCACTCCTGGATCTCGCCTTTAGATGTCCATAGACGGATATCGACAGGCTCAGGACGGTTGAGAATCAGCCGGGCTGTGGTGATGTGGATACTATTCATGGTAGAAACTCGTTTTGGTCCGCATAAGTCCAGGTGAACTTCAAGCGGATGGGGTTAGAATTATTATCTGATACTTCTGATGAGGTATCTGAAATTAAGACTGGAGCGAACAGCCCGTCAGCAACTTCTCGAGTGATTTCCTGGGAAGAGAGAAGCTGATTAAGGAACTGTGCTTCGGACAGTGTAAGTGGTGCTGTTTCCACTTCGTGTTTGACTTTGACGGAAGTGTCGTAATAAGCAACCTTATTACCACAGATAGCTTCAGAACGGTCGATCTCAGTTTTTGAAGTAGTAGCGCCGAAAAGGCAAACCGTTTCCCAAAGATTAAAATTACCTTTGAACTGGAATGTATCAGATGGAGCGGTGGGTGAGAAATATATATTGAACTCGCGCTCCCCTATTCTATAAAAGACCCGATGTATGGTGGCGTTGTAAATGCCACTAAGCGCCAACAGATTCTGGAATCGCGCATAACTGGCCTCAGATGCGATGATTTTGGGTGTGTCGGACTGTTTATTGCCGAACGTAACTGTTGATTTGAGCATCGACTGTACTGATGGCATGTTGTAATAGATATCGCAATAGTTTGAACCCTGCTGGTATGGCTGGGCATAGTTGTATAGCGTAAAGGGGCATGTTTGTGATAGCAATGCACTTTTGCGTGTAGTGAGGAAAGCGCCCAAAAGTGCTTGTTCTGCGCCTTTAAGTGATTTCAAATGACTGTATACTACCTTGATGACACCCGATGTGTAGGTAAAGTTCTCGTAGTCCTTGACATTCAGGACGAACGAGGCGATGGCCAGCTTCTTTTGCAACATCGCTGACTCGACGATAGACTGGATGTCACGTACATATGCCTTCAAGCCGTAGATATAGTACGCTGAGGAAAAGACTTCCACCTCGTCGATGCTTATAGTGACAGTGACTAGCGGTGTGAGCGATTCTATCTCCACCTCTTCAGGCAAGTCAGCTGTGAGGCATATGGAGGAAAACTTTGTATTGATAACGGTGGCCATATCTTTTTTCTGCAAAGATACAATTGGGCGGTGGGCGGGGAAAAGACACGAAAAGATGTTTAAAAAAAGTGTAACATTGTTTAATCTGCGCTAAATAATGTAGAATGAACAAAAAATGACGAAAAATAAACATCAATTCCGAAAGAAATGTATATCTTTGCAGTGGTTAAGGTTTATGGTTGATTAATTTAGTTTTTTAAGTAATTTTTTTCAGGAAAGGTTCGCTGGGAAGCGAGCCTTTTTTGATGGTATAAAGAACAACTATTTTTTATTTATGTAGAAAAGATAGCACTCCTTAAAGGAGTGCTATCAATTCTTGCTGTGGCTCTGGAGCCATCTGAACCACTTTGGGCTCTTTCTTTGCGCGGGGCTTGCGCTGCTTCTTAGGCTTCTCTTCAGCCTCTGGCTGCTGGGCCTCCTGCTCTGCAGGCTTCTCTGGCTCGGCAGCAGCAGCTTCAGCTTTCTGCTTTGCAATTTCCTCTGAGAGGGCCTTGAGGGATGCATCCTCGATGCTATATCCTGTCTGCTTCTTCAGGAGAAAAGCGAAACGCATGGCTTTGTAGGGGCTCTTGCAGTATGCCTTACCTTGTTCTTCACCTGTGATGGCCACCATCCAAACATTGTTCTCACTCTTGTTAGACTTCACTACTGAAATGATAATAACTTTTGCTTCCATAACTTTAATATTTTTAAATTGTTAGACTTATCTTTGAGATACTTTATTCTTAAACTTTATATACTTCGACATATGTGATATCTGCCATCAAATCATTGGCCATGCTCTCTGCTATCTCTGTAGCCTTAGCAAATGTATCGGCTTCAACCTCGTACTCGTAATACTCACCACCTTCGCAATTAACAACTACATTGTAGATATTGCCCAGATAATAACGCTTGTTATACAATCTGCTGTGGGTGAAAACTGATGTTTGTACATTCTGTGTCATAATTCTTATTTTTTAAATGTTTGACTTCTTGTTAATGATAAGCTCCGAGGAGCTTTTGTAATTTTTACGTGCATAAAAGAGCAGCAAGCGGCAAGTGCTTTAATGCAAGGAATTACCAGCAAAAATAACGGAATACCCCATTTTCTTTAGGCCCTGACGTGAAGAAGAAAATGCGGAAGGCTGCTGTGATTTTTGAGCAGGAATCGGGAGCTAGTGACCAGTACTTGCAGAGCACGGGATTGCGCTAAATTTGCAAAGGAAAAATAAGTAAAGGGCCTCATAGGTAGCTATCATGAGAAGTCCAACATGTATAGAGAATGTCAATGACACAGATTCAGCAAACATCTAACCCACGGCAGGTACTAACAAGTGCTATTGCTACCCCATCCTATTTTGGGCTATATCTGCATTGTCTTTCCTTTGTGTATAAGGTGTGGTGAGTGTTGTACGAGGTATGTGTGCTGATTTTCCTATTTACCTTGTGGTACAGTGGATAGCTGAGAGTGGCCACTACCCTACTTTACTGGCAGATTACATCGAAGTACAGATAAGTTTTAGAGCTATGGCGATAAAGTATCAAAGTAAGGATAACAAAAATGTTGAAGTGGAAAGCAAAATACCTCTTTCGTAGATGTGAAGGCATTCAAGCGTGAGATGAACAATGGATGGTGGCAAATCTGAGGATGTAGAACTGGATTATTTGGGACGTCTCCGGGAGACATCAAGCCTCTGGGACGTCTGCGGGAGGCCTTTGAGACGCTTTCGGGAGACATTTGGGACGTTAATGGAAGAAATTGGGAGAAGCACGGGAGAATTAACATAGACAGAGTATCTGCAAAAAAGAAAGCTGCAAAAAAAACTGAACGGCGGACCTCACGGCCCACCGCCTCAGAATAAAATTTGGGTAAATATAGCATTTGCTTATTATTCGGCGCCTAAGAAGCCTCGCAGGAAATTCGAAGACAGAGTCCTAAGAATGATACAGCGATGCACACGCCTTAGCAAAAAGTAGAGTCTCACGACTCAATGTCTCTTATAGTCGGCAAAACGTTACGACCTCGCGGGAATGAGGGGAACGTATGATTCTTACCAGTTAGGAGGCAAAACGATATTATCTACATCGTGCGCAGCCTCGAAGAGTGGAGAGATTTTTTCGTCGGTGAAGCCGGCGATGCCGCAACCGATGCGGGTAACGAGGAACGTCAAGTTCTGGTGCTGCTTGGCAAAATCGATGAACTCGACCACATAAGGACGGATGGTATCCACCCCACCCTGCATCGTCGGGATGGCGTAACTCTGTCCCTGCAGACCGACACCTTGCCCCATGATGGCGCCAAAGTTACGATAAGCTACATAGGCTGCACCTCCAGCATGCATGCCACGGAGGTTGGAGCCAAACACGAAAATCTCGTTTGGTTGGAGTGATGTGATAAACTCCGGTGTGGTACGTTTCTTTTCCATATCCTTTTCTGTTGGTGTTGTGAATGGTGCTGCTTCTTCCAGCGCACATGTTTTGACCATCTCGAACTCTGGCATAATCTCCGGCATGTCAAAGTCCATATCGAAGTGTTCACGGAAATATGGGGTGATGAGTTCGTCCTTCAGCTTTTTGTAGCGCTGAGAAATGGCAGCAGGCGTCATGCCCATCTCGATGGCCACTTCCTTTCCTTTAAATCCACGTTTCAGCATCATGATGATGATAAAGCGGTCTGTGCGCTCCATTGGCAGATGGTCGCACATATCGTCTATCATCTTGTTGAACTGCAGTCGGAGATTGCTTGACATATCGAACGTCTGCAGGTAATCCGCAAACGTGATGCTGCCGTATTCCTTATGGTACCATTTCAGCGCGTCGAGAACCAAAAATCGGAATCCGTTGATGATCCACGTCTTCAGACTGACGGAAGGTGCGTGGTCCTCTAACGGTTTCCATTCATGCTCCATCAAAAAGATAGCATACTGGTGCGCTAATGACAAGAAGTCGAGATTCTGCTTTTCGCTCAGCTGGTAACGCTGGTCGAAAATGTGATAGCCTATTTCCAGGTAGCCGTAGAAATAGTCGCGTATGATGTGAGAGTCGCCCCGTCGGAACCCACTCAGAATCTCCTTGTCAGACAGTTGCTTATGGTACATATTTACTTATTTTGGTGCGAAAATACAAAAAAATCGCGTTACTGCTTAATTTTTTCCGAAAAACTTCTTTAAAGGAATAAAGACATATCGAAAATATTAAGTTTCACCCTTTAAAATAGTTACGATTATGACAGATTTAATTCCTACAAGAGTACACAATTTGATTATTGTTGACGAGAGCGGTTCCATGGAGTGTATCCGCAAACAGGCCTTCACTGGTATGAATGAAACCCTGCAGACTGTCCGCATGATGCAGAAGAAGTATCCCAACCAGATTCAGTACGTAACGCTGATTACCTTTGACAGCGACCACACCAAACTGCATTATGACAATACGCTTGCAGACAAAACAACGGATTTGAAGTGGAAAGCATATCATCCATGTGCTGCCACACCTCTTTATGATGCTATCGGAAAGGGAATCTCAAAGGTCAATGCCCAAGTAGAAGATGGCGATCATGTCCTTGTGACCATCATAACAGATGGCTACGAGAACTGTTCAGAGGAATGGACGCTGAAGATGGTACGTACCCTTATCGAGAAGCTGAAGAAACAGAACTGGACCTTCACGCTGATTGGTACCGACAATCTTGATGTGGAGGAGATGGCCCAGTCGTTTGCCATCGAAGAACACATGGAGTTTACTCAGGATGAGAAAGGTACCAAAGAAATGTTTGCCCGTGAGCGCAGGAGCCGCGAACGCTACAACTGCTGTGTGGCTGAAGCTGCACCGATTCCAAAAGGAAAGTTCTTTGAAGAAGAAAACTAA